ACATGCTTGGCGGATTGTCAAGAACTGCAACAAGTGTTTTGCGGCAGTTAATTGATGCAGGTACTCTTGCCAATCTTCCAGCAGGTTTCAAATCGCGTGGCATGCGCATACGTGATCATGATGAACCGTTGCAACCAGGAGAGTTTCGTGACGTTGATGTTACAGGACAGTCAATAAAAGAATCATTATTGCCACTACCTTATAAAGAACCTTCTCAAGTTTTATTTGCGCTTTTAGGTTTCTGTGTTGATGCAGGTAAATCATTTGCAGCAATTGCAGACATGAAAATGGGTGAAGGCAATGAACAGAATCCAGTTGGAACAACTTTAGCTCTATTAGAGCGTGGAACAAAAGTGATGAGTGCAATTCACAAAAGATTGCATTATGCGCAAGGTGTTGAGTTTAATATGCTTGCACGTTGCTTTAAAATGTTCCTTCCACCAGAATATCCATACATGGTGCGTGGTGGAAATAAAATGATTAAACAACAAGATTTTGATGACCGTGTGGATATATTACCTATATCCAATCCAAATATATTTTCCATGTCACAACGTGTTATGTTGGCGCAACAGCAATTGCAATTGGCAATTTCTAATCCGCAACTGCATAATATTCGTGAGGCATATAGACGAGTATACCAAGCGTTGGATGTTGATAATATAGACGCGTTACTGAAACCGGATCCAGAGCAGCCATCTCCAATGAGTCCAGCAATGGAAAATTCATTGGCTATGCGTGGTACTCAACCAAAGGCTTTTCCACAGCAAAATCATATGTCCCACATGGATGCACATGGTGAGTTTGTGGCGACGCGTATGGTTCAAATCAATCCACAGTTGTACGCAATGATGGAAGGACATATACTGGAGCATATTGCACTTATGGCAGCATTGCAGGTTGAAGAAGAAATGAAACAACAAACACAGCAAATACAGCAAATGGCACAACAAGCACAACAGAATCCACAAATGGGACAACAGGTGCAGGCAGCGGCACAGCAATTACAAAATCAGAAAGAATCACGTGTTGCTGAACTGGAAGCTGAAATGGTAGCTGAAATGGCTAGAAAAGAAAAAGAAGCAATGGAGAGTAACCAAGATCCACTAGTTCGATTAAAACAACAAGAAATTGATCTTAAAGCTGCTGAAATGAGTATGAAAGGTGAAGTGGAAGACAACAAGCTTATGGCCGATATTGGCATAGAAGCTGAAAAACTTGACCTTGAACGTGATAAGCTGAAAAGCGGAATGCAACAAACTGTTGTCAAAGAGGGATTTAATGCTATAAAGGAGTCTAATCAAGAAACAATTGATGAGATAAAGGAAAACATGCAGACCTTACGCGAAGATAAAAAGCTTCGCAGTGCGGAAAAGGTTGCGGCTATGAATGCACGATCGAGGACAAATGGACGAGCAGATAAAAACAATAAATAAAGCCATGCAGTCCCTAGAGAAGACTGCAAGAGGCGAGATTAAAAAGGATGAAGATAAGTTGCTTGTTGCAAGCGCCTTAATGGCGGTGACAAGAAATTTATATGTCGAAACAATTGGGGCCAATGATACGGCACAAGTGTTCGCGAGTATTGCCGATAGTTTCTTCTTGACAGAACAAATGATTGAGCAATATAAACCAACAATACATTAGGAGGGAAACATGAATTTATTGAAAGATTTATGGGGACATCTAAAAGAGTGGAATGAATGGAAAATGAAGGACTGGATAAAGGCCGGAATTGTAGTCATTGTCGTTCTTATTGTCCTTAAAGTTATAATAGTTCCAGGAGCGTAATGGCTTTTGCATATGTAAAAAGAGACTTAAGTAAACGTAAAGCCGCTGCGAATGAAGCAGCGGCTAGACGTCGTGAAAATTACATGGCGACTACGGGTCGGAATATAAGAAGAAGACCCATTGTTGATAAGAAAGGAAGAGGTTTTAGGGGAGACTTAGCTCAACTTAACAGAGACGCTTCACAATTACCCGTACTTAAAGAATTAAATCAGATGAGAGATGATTTTGGTGGTGCTCTTAAAACAGGCATTGGCAAGTTTATTGACAGGATGCCGTCACTTATGGCCCTGAAGGGATTAACTAGACACGGAGAAGAAGTAGATGCAGCAGAAAGAGATTATGACATTCCTTTTTTTAAGGGTGGAAATCCAATTGCCGTGGATAGAGGAAGCTATGTTGATCAATTTTTAGAACCATTAATGGATGACAAAAGAGCCTACAATCAAGCGGTGCGTGATGATAAAGTTTTTTGGGGTGGCTTAGAAGAAATGAGTGGTGATAACTATGAAGCATCACACCCTGGACTTATTGCGCTACTAAATGATCCATCAAGACTGAATAAACTTCAGAAGGATAGCCCAATTCGTGCGCTTAACTATATGCGTAGCATTACGGGTGATGAAAGAAATGTGGGATTTGATGAATTGGAAGCAATGCGTGCAGGAGATTTTGAAGGATTAAACTTGCCAGGAAGAGCTGGAGAAGTAGATTATAGTGGATTAACGGCAACAACAATTGCGAATAGATTATTACCTTATTATAGACAAGCAGCGGCTGACATGTACGGAGAAGGATTTATTGCCAATCAGGCACCAAATTATGTTGATACTTCAGTACCACCAGTTATTAATCAAACAACGGGAGTTGCACCCAACGTAATACCTGATTATGGTGATTTAGGATTTTATGGAACTTATGATTCAACTAAAGCTGGAACAGAACAACTTGGCTTAGCTGATGACTTAACTGATTTTGAACTATATAAAATGAGAAGTCAGGCACAGGATAGAGGAGGATTTACAGGTCCAAAAATAGATAGACAAAGTGTGTATGATGAACTGTATGATAAAATTGCTCGTAGACCATCAGGAGAATATATGCAGCCACTATATGAAAAATATTTTCCAGAAGGTGGAGAAACAAGTGCAGAAGGGTTAACTAATCTTGCAATGGCGGATCTTCCTGAGAGTTATTTTACAGATTACGACAAAATATTAAGTCAAGCGGGGTTGAATCCTAATCTTATTGAATCTTCTTGGATTGGATTTAAATCTCCATAATGGCTAATCCACACTTAACTGAGACAGGACAGCCTTGGTGGCCGTCGACATATTCCTCGCCAATACCGGCACAACCAGTTGCAACAGGAACACCTAATTTCGGACCACCAGGAACTGGCGGCGCGAATCAACCACCACCAACACCCATTATAGATGTAAAAGCAGAACAAGATGCAGCTGATGATGCTTATGCAATTTCATTGGCTAATCAAAATAATCAGACTAATCAAAATGTAGTTCCTGGACCAGCTGGATTTACAACAGGTGCCGGTGTACCTTCAGAAGATGAAATTAAAATGGCTAGATTTAAACAAGCGCAAGCCGATTATGCCAATTATGGTGATGACCTTAATTTATGGATGGAAGATCCAGGCTCTTATGAAGATGCTGTGAATATGGGATTTTTTGGATCACAAGCAGAAGGAGTGCTTGGTGGAGTTACAGGATATGAAAAAGAAGTAAATTTAATGAAAAAAGCCATCGAAAGTAAAGTTGGCAAAATGAATACACAAGGATTAACTGATGCTCAATTTAAATCAGGATTAACAAGCTTACCAGAATATCAGCAACTTTTAAAATTATATGGTGGAAATCAAACAGCTATGCAAAATACATTATTTGCTCCAGGAACTTTTGATCCAAATGTAGATACAGGTTATGACCCAACTGGAATTAATACATGGCAAGATACAGAAAGTGATCCGGAAAAATTAGCGGCTTATGAACTTTTAACAAGCAACGATCCAAATATAAATCCTTATTCTGATGAATACTTAGATGCTTTAGAATTATTAAATTATGACTGGGGTCCGTCTTTTGATCAAAGTTGGTATGGCATGGATGATTTTGATTATGGTTTTTATGGTGGTATGCCACCAGAAACAGCAAGTATGACAGACCCCAAGTATTGGGCACAAGATGTTGTACCAACAACACCTACATCATTTGCTGACTTACAAAGAATATATGGCAAAGAATTTGGAGAAGAAAGGATAGCTGCACCGCACGCGTGGGGCATAGATCCATTTAGTGAAACAATTATAGAAGGAGCTTATTAATGTTACAGTTATTAATTAAACCATTATTAGGAGTTGCTGGGCAAGCAGTTTCCGGTTTCATAGAAACCAAGAAGGCGAAGGCCGAGAACAAGTTAACAGAAATAAAAGCTAATACTAAGTTGAAACAGCAACAGATCGCCGGCGAAGTATCATGGGAAGCATCTGCTGTTGATCAAATGAAGGGAAGCTGGAAAGACGAATTCGTTTTGCTTGCCCTGATGATCCCCGCAATTTTGGTCTTCATTCCAGGAATGACGGAGCACGTGGAACGAGGCTTTGAGGCACTCCATAAATTGCCGGATTATTATAAACACCTCTTATATTTAAGCTGCAGTGTCAGCATGGGTGTGAGAATGGCTCCCGGTGTTAAAGGATTATTTAAGAAAAAATGATCACACCACAAAGATTAACAGCGTGGAGAATATTTCCGCGTCTATTAATTACATTGTATGGATTTGCTTTTTACCGAACTACAGAATGGTTCATGGCGCTACCTGACCCAACAAACGCACAGTCTGCTTTTGTTTCCGTCATTGTAGGTGCAGGCGCCGCATGGTTTGGACTGTATGTAGGTGGAACGAGACAATCTAAACCAGAAAAGAAAGAACAGGCTTGATAAAATTTAAAATTTCGTGTATAATACGAAAAAATGGAAAATGAGACCGCTGTTTATTTAATCTTAAAAAAGATTAGGGCGCAAAAAGATGAGTTAAAAGAAATCATAGCAGCTGGATTACCTAGCTGGGATGATTATAACAAAACCGTAGGCGAATTTAAAGGCTACGCAATTATGGAACAGGAAATACAAGACCTGCAGAAAAAAGAAGATGGAGATACCGAAACGTAAATTTGCCCTCGAAGAAAAAGATTTAGCAAAAGAGGCAGATGAAAATAATAAAGTGGCGGAAGACAAAGAAAACCGCTTTCTTAAAAAAATTCAAGAAGAAGCAACTGATAATATAAAACATCTACCTACCGATAAGGTATTAGATCGTTTGCCTGACCCCACAGGATGGAGGCTTCTTATTCTCCCATACAAGGGACAAGGAAAAACAAAGGGTGGCATAATACTGTCTGATGAGACAATCGAGGAGAGGGGATATACAACCGTTACAGGTTTAGTCCTAAAAGTTGGACCTGATGCTTATAAAGATGAAAAGAGATTTCCAGACGGACCATGGTGCAAGAAAAATGACTGGATTATATTTGGTCGTTACGCCGGTTCAAGATTTGGAATAGAGGGTGGTGAAGTGAGAATATTAAATGATGACGAGATAATCGCTGTGGTAAAGGACCCAGAGGATATCTTGCAATATAAATAACAGGAGTAAAATATGCCTGCAGAAACCACTATACAAACACAGGCCGAGGTAGAAGAAACAATGGTAGATCTTCCTGCAGAAGGAGAATCCATTGATGTTGAATTACCAAAAAAGACTGAAAAAACTATAAATCCTGATCCGGAAGAAAAGGAAGAGAACGTTAAAGTTGAAGAAACAGCCTCTGAAGGGGAAATGGAAGATTATGGGAAAAAAGTACAATCCCGTATAGACAAGTTAACAAAAAAATTACGTGAATCGGAAAGACGCGAAGCGGCAGCTATACAGTACGCGCAAGGCGTTCAGCACCAAGCCAAAGAATTACAAGGCCGAGTAGGAAACCTTGACCGCGGATACGTTTTAGAGTATGGTAACCGTGTAAAAGCTGAAACTGAGGATGCTAAAAAACGTCTTAAAGAGGCAATGGACGCAGGAGATATTGATTCTCAAGTCCAGGCACAGCAAGATTTAGCCCGTTTGGCAATTGAAAATGAACGCGTAAAAGCGACAGAAGCTAAAAGGGAAAGAACAAAAGCATCTGAAGGTGGACAACAGGTACAACAACCTCAAGTTCCACCACAACAACGAATGCAACAGCCACCTCCTCCGCCAGATGCAAAGGCAGAGTCGTGGGCTGAAAAAAACGAGTGGTTTGGTAAGGATGAACCAATGACCTTGACATCTTTCTCAATTCATCGTAAACTGGTAGAACAAGGGTTTGATCCTTCATCTGATGAGTACTATACTGAAATAGACAAACAAATGAAAGATACATTCCCACACAAGTTTTCCTCAGAAGGAGGAAATGTAACAACGCCAACACAGACTGTTGCTTCTGTTAATAGAAGTAACCAACCTACAAGGCGCAAAGGTACTGTGAGACTCACACCATCACAAGTAGCCATTTCAAAAAAACTAGGTGTGCCACTAAGCGAATATGCGAAGTACGTGAAGGAGTAGGCATATGAATAATAAAATAAAACAAACGCAAAAACTACCATCACGCGAGACTGAAACCCGAGCTAAAACCGAGCGAAGGAAACCCTGGTCTCCACCATCACAACTAGACGCACCACCTGCACCAGCTGGTTTTAAACATCGCTGGATAAGGGCTGAATCTGTAGGACAAATGGATCAAAAAAATGTATCCGCTAGACTACGCGAAGGTTGGGAATTTGTCAGAGCTGACGAATATCCTGATGTTTCATGGCCCTCAATTGATACAGGTAGATATAACGGTGTTATAGCTGTTGGAGGTTTAATGCTAGCAAGGATTCCATTGGAAACCGTTAAAGAACGCGAAGCTCATTTTGCACAAGTAACGCAGGATAAAGACGACGCAATCGCAAACGATCCTTTGAAGGACCAACATCCTAGCATGCCGATCTCAAATGAGAGAAGCTCTCGCGTAACCTTTGGTGGCGGTAAGAAGAACTAGTTTTTTTCTCCCCATAAGTTACAAATTTTACTACATCCATGAGGGGTGTGGTATAATCTATTAACATGAGGATAAAATCATGGCTAATGTTGACGCGGCCTTTGGGTATAGACCTATTGGGAAAGTTGGCAGTGGCGTTAATAATGCAGGGACTACCCTGTACACTATCGGAGACAATTATGCGACATCCATTTTTAAGGGTGATCACGTAATGCAGGCTTCGGGTTTAGTAATTGCTGGAACAGCTTCCGGCTCTACTAATCTTGGTGTTTTTAACGGTTGCTTCTATATTGACCCAACTAGCAAAAAACCTACATGGTCCAATTATTACAGTCAGGTAAATGTAACCGCTTCAGGTTCCATTTCTGGCGGTACTACAATTGACGCGTATATCTATGATGATCCGTACACTCTTTTCGAGGCTCAATGTGATGGCACTATAGCTAAAACAGATATCGGTAAAAATACTGATTCTGTGCTTGGTACTTCTAGCACTGTAAATGGTCTGTCTGTGACAGAAATTGACAGTGG